CCACTTAGTTTGCATGTGATTGATTATTGAAGTTCGAAGGGAAGTATCAAAGTATCCAGAAACAAAACCATAGACGATTCTCCAAAGTTCATTGGAGACTATCATAAGAATGTTTCCGGAAGAGTCAAAGACAAGGCCAGCACGGACCAAGTCATCTTCAATTCCACCTCTCAAAGGTTCTGAGGGGCGAAGAAGTTTTGCAGCTTGAGCAGCTGTTCTGTAATGACTATTAACAACGTCGAGGTAGGCAAGATGCCAAGGGCAATGAAGAGAGGTATCATATTTCTTGGCATCATCGTCACCTTCAAATTTGTCAGGGCCGAGGTCATCATCTGAATGATAGAAAACAAAGGGGTCTTGTGAGTGAGGATCAAGACCGATTTCTATTCCATTCAAATTTTTACTTGCAATAACTTGTGCAGAAAACATACCGAAGTACATTCTCATCACAATTTGAATTGCAAATGGGCTGACCTCAAAGATTCGAGTAGAGCCTTCGGCGACTTTCTGTAAAGTTCGCCATTCATCCTTCTTTTCAGCTTCTGATAAGACGATTCCGCATTTTCCTTGTTTGTACAAAGAAATTACAGTTTCGACTTGTTTCACAAGCTTTGGAGTAGGATATATCACATCACGGTAAGAGCCGCAATATAATTCCTTTTTGACCTCTACAAGGTCACGCTTGGTATAGCGTTGAGGGATTGATTCATCAGGAATGACAAAAGAGTTGCCGGCAGACGTGTTAAGGTCAACTGGTCCAAGACTTTTCATTCCTTCAATGCCATTGAGGGCTTCCATAATCGTCAGGACACGAGCATCGAGAGTATTGCCAATGAGAGTTTTAAAGTTCTCAGTGACAGTATCAAGACAACGTTGTTCTAACGTATTGGGGATCCAAGGTGTATCACGACCAAAATTCTTCAGTCCTTTTTCAAGGGGACTAACGACTTGGCCATTGTAAATCAACTTGTTATGGGCAGCAGGGGCATGAGTTGGAGGGTTCCAGGCGGGAGCACCAGATTCTATTCCAGCAAGAGAAGTGTAGCAAAGGTCAGTATCGTTTCCGATACGTTTGACCAAAGGTGGCAACACTTTTCCTAAGAAATAGGCTGAGGGATTCTTAATCCAATCAGTGAACTGGGTTTCGGGAACTCGGGGAGTAGGGTCTAGGAAACGGCTAAGGGGCAGCTGTTCAAATTGATAAGGTCCAAACTGTAAAATTTGGTTTTCAATTTTTCCTTGACCATCAGGGGTCGGGGTTGGGATTTGGTAATAAGCGATAGCTTTGTTGATCAGCTGTCGCGTTATCACGGTGGCATAGGCGTCTCCGCCTTTACCAGCAGAGTGGAATCCTATCCACTTGTTGGCAACTTGGTTATTCATGACAAAATATGGGGACGTACAGTCACCGAATTCAGAAAGCATTCGAACTTTCAGCATTCCAGTAACTTGTACTTGGATCTTTTTGTCAAAAATAATGGGCATGTTACCCATCGCTGTAGTTTCAGAAGAAAACTGAACAGCGGATTTTCCATCACGCCATGTTACCATGGCGGTGTTTGATTTGTCACAGCGATGTAAGACAGTTTCATCAACGGCGTGGCCAATGATAGATTTGAATTTTTGCAATCCTCCTTTCTCTTGGGGAAAGTGGAAGAAAACGAGATCTAATTCAGAACTACCATAAGGCTTTAATTGAGAGAGTTTGAAGTCTCTAATTACGCCGTCACGATAGGGCATGACTTTGATAATCGCTTGATCATCAGGGACGGTGAAAATGTACAACATGTGTCTACAACACAAGGCGATGGTATCGCAAATGAAAATGGCTTGACATGAATATATAGTGGCAGAAGGGCCATCTTGGAAATAAATGCGAGCCATATTGGGTTCAAATGCATTGATGAGGGGTTGAATCATATTTGTAACATCACCTTGAGCAGGGACGGAACGCACAAGAGGACCTAAGGAATCAGGTCCACCCTTCGTTATATGAACAACGGACGGGCCTTTGGAGGGAGCTTCACCACTAGCTTGAGTAGAGCCAGCGGCTTGGGGAGGTTTATCCCACCAAGTGGTAAGTTTTGAAAGGGCGCACCATGCGCTGCCTAACAAAGCAAGAGAGGAAAGAATGGTAGCAATGATCATGAAGGATTTTGCAACCTGGGTAGTTTTAAGTACTTGAGCAGCACTTTCGACTTTCCAGGCATCAATATCAGCAATCTCTTTTTTCAAGGTAGACTGTAAATCACGCATTTTTTGGGTATTTGCGTAAGCTGATTCATTGATAGCAGTAATCATTTCTTGTTGATCTTTGGTGAGTTGGGACATTCGAGCGGTAAGTTTTTCAAGATTTGCTTCTAAAAAGCATTCTGGTGGGACAAAATTTCGGCGGAACATCTCGTTGGTAACTAAGACAGCAGTTTCATCTTCAATGGACAGCATCTTGACACAATTTCTCTTTTCATCGAGTTCATGTATCTTGAATGCCGTTCCAGCAGCGAAACATTCTTTCAAGCCATAGGAGAACAAAGTGTGATTGAGGAAAACTTGACCGACTTTTAGATCGGAAAATTTTATCTCATCTTCATTCAATCCTTGGGCATCAGGAATAAATTCGTAGGGATTTTCAGCTATCCAGCGGGAAAGGTCATTTTTGGGTTTTTGGTGTTCGACAAATTTCTTGTAAAACATTTTGAAAAAGTCGTCGTAACCCATGGCAGGGCCAAGAGACAGATCAGTCATATTATCGTAAAGTTCAAATAAATAAACATTTCGAGAAAAGGCTTTTCCATCAGATGGTTTCGGTTGGCGGAGGGCACCACCAATTGCGACACTTTCATCAGGTTTGAGGGAAACCTTGACAACGAGACTTCGTCGTCTTTTGAAAGCATCAAGTGAGCGAACGGCAAGTTCAGGCATTCCCATTCGTTTAGGTTGATCTTGAGGTCCAATTAGATTCATGGACGTGATCACGAGTTGGGAAAGGAAAAAGGCCATGCCTTTACGAGCAAAAGCCATATCAAGAGGGAATTGACTTGTGCAAATCATGTGAAGGATTTCCATCATTTGTTCAGTAGTTTTGACTTTGTCATCTTGTTGAGCAAGATCATTAATCGAAACAGCAAATTGAGCAAAATATCCTTCCCAGAATTTAGAACCAGTAGAATCACTAGTTCTTTCGTAAAAGACATTGGAAGGTTTGGGATATTGGCGTTTGTATTCTTCAAGGGTCATACCCTTTTCATGAATCATATAGGCACGGTGGAGGTCCATCATAATCATGGTAGACAAAGCACTTTTGCCAGTTGAACTTTCCCCTTGAAGGAAAAGCCAAAAGGCAGCAGTACGAGCACCGGTACCATAGACGCAGGACTTAGCACTTTTAGCCAAATCTTTGATAGAATCGTAACATTTGTAGAAAGGTGTAAAATTTCCACGAGTGTAACAAACTTCAGAGAGTTGATTCAAAATGGTATCGCCTTGTTCAGCGATCATAAGTACTTTAGAGCAGAAAAGGTAATCATTGAGCATTGAGGGATCACCAGCAGTGAAATATTGAGCTTCTTTGATCCATTTTTGAGCAGAATCAATGAGCGTACGGGTAGAGTCACAAGGCATTGGATGGCCAGTAACTCGGCAGTAAGCCCAAGAACAACATTCCCAAAGGAATTTTGTGAGAAACTCAATAGATCTTCCTAGATCAGTAATGAGTCTCAATTCAGAGGCAAAGCATTTGAATTTGGTCATGAATGAATTGGTTGTATGAGGGTCCATTCGGCCCTGGGCTTCGGGAAGTTTTTCAGCAAAGAGATCAGTAAAAAGTAAAGCAGCACGCACTAAAGCGTTATCTGCTTCAATTTCACCTTGAGCATCAGGTGGTGAAAGGTGGATATCAACTGTCATTTTTGCAGTTTGGGCATCAACGACATATTGAAACACAACAGAAGCAAAGTGGGTGAGCGTATCAAGAGCGGCACCACGAAGGCGCAAAGTTCCAGAAAAGAGACCAAAGTCAGCAGCAGCAGCAACAAGAAGTAAATTCCTGTTGGTGCGATCAGATCGGATGAAAACAACTAACATTGCAATCAAAGAAAC